AAAAGATACAGAATAAAGCAAAGAATGATTTCTTGTCTTTTGTCAAATGTGTGTGGCCTGATTTTGTAGAGGGGTCCCATCACAGACATATTGCAGATAAATTTAATAAACTTGCAACGGGTGAAATAAACCGATTGATCATTAATATGCCTCCTAGACATACAAAATCTGAATTTGCATCTTACTTGCTACCAGCATGGATGGTGGGCCGTGATCCAAAGCTCAAGATTATACAAGCAACGCACACGGCAGAGTTAGCTATAAGATTTGGTCGTAAAGCAAAGAACCTAATCGATCGAGAAGATTACGGAAAAATTTTTCAAACAAGATTACAAGAAGATTCTAAAGCAGCAGGACGTTGGGAAACAGAACAAGGTGGTGAATACTTCGCTGCTGGTGTTGGGGGTGCGATCACGGGCCGTGGTGCGGACTTATTGATTATCGATGACCCACACTCTGAACAAGATGCACTATCTCCTACAGCAATGGAGTCAGCCTACGAGTGGTATACATCAGGTCCGAGGCAGCGTTTACAACCAGGCGGCAAGATCGTTTTGGTCATGACTCGTTGGACAACAAAAGATTTAACAGGTATGTTGGTCAAGAACCAATCAGAACCCAAAGCTGATCAGTGGCACGTGGTCGAGTTTCCGGCAATCATGGACCACGGATCAAAGGACCAAAAACCAGTTTGGCCTGAGTATTGGAAACTAGATGAATTAGAAAAGGTCCAAGCAACACTGCCCACGGGCAAATGGAATGCGCAGTGGATGCAAAACCCTACAGCAGAAGAAGGTGCAATATTAAAACGTGAGTGGTGGAGGACATATACCAATGAAGAAATACCACAACTACATCACGTCATACAATCTTACGACACAGCGTTTTTAAAAAAAGAGACAGCAGATTATAGTGCGATTACTACTTGGGGTGTCTTTTATCCATCAGAAGACGAAGGAGCCAATCTTATACTTTTAGATGCTATTAAAGGACGATACGAGTTTCCTGAGCTAAGGCGCTTGGCTCTTGAACAATATGAATATTGGAAACCTGAGTCGGTAATCGTTGAGGCAAAAGCTAGTGGTTTACCTCTCACATACGAGCTGAGAAAGATGAATATACCGGTCACAAACTTTACACCGAGCAAGGGCAACGATAAGCATGCTCGTGTCAATTCGGTTGCACCTCTGTTTGAATCTGGTATGATATGGGCTCCGGAACAAAAGTTTGCGGATGAAGTCATTGAGGAGTGTGCAGCATTTCCTTATGGCGATCATGATGACCTTGTCGATTCTACAACACAAGCTCTCATGCGATTTAGACAAGGTGGTTTCTTACAACACCCAGAAGACTATGTTGATGAAGAAACTGCAAAACGTAAGCGAGTGTATTATTAATGGATGATATAATAAAATTATTGCAACAACTGATCGACGCAAGCCCTAGACCAAAAGGGGGTATTGCTAGTAGTCAAGAAGGCATAGAATTTTTAGGCAAAGCTTTAACAAAAGAACAGCGAGGAAATTTAGTAGTCGTTGGCTCGAGATTAACAGATGCTAGCCGATTTAAACCTTTCTCTATACAAACCGTTGGTAGAGACAGAAGATATCAATATATGTTTGATTATGAACAAGAACTTGCAGGTGAGTTTAACAAGACCATACAATTTTTAAAAGACAATCCAGATATAAGATTATCACAAACACAGAAGGATAATATCATCTACAATCTTGGTGTGTACAGAAGAGTAGCCGCAGAGAAAAATAAATTAGAAAAAGGCATCATTAGCGAAGGTAAAAAACCAGAGGAAATCTATGCTGCTCAAGTAGATCAAACACCTATAGACGAATTATCGTTTGGAGCGCAGCTTGAAAAATTTAGAGATACACAAAAGAAATTAAAAAAAGCAATAGACGACCTTAAAAAAGGATTTAGATCAGAAAAAATTACTGATGAAAAACAACTACGACTCAAACGATTGTACGATGGTCCGGGATATAACAGACCTGGCTCAGATATATACAGAGGCTATGGTAGTTTCTTTTTATCCAAATTACATGACAAAGGTATTATTAAACTTGACGATAAGATATATGAAAACTTAGTCAAGGGTGCACATCATTATGGTGGTGCTGATTTCTTTGCACCGGATCCTGTGCGTATCTGGAGAAAACATTTTGGTAATGACGTATTTGAAAAGTTAGATAACTTTGATCCAGACAACGAAGACATCTTTCAATGGCTTGAAAGAAACAACATACAACCAATAAAAAAAGATGGGCCTAAAGATGCTTTGGAATATATGACACCTACAGAAATACAACAAAACTTATCTGATGAGTTGGAAGCTTTTACTGCCTATAAAAATCCGACTGCGGAAAAAAGTCGAGACTACATGTTCATAGACAATCCAAAAATAAGAATGGATAGAATCGTGTACCATGGTGAAAATATAAATAGATTTGAAAAAGCATTACAGACACTAGACCCAGATAGTTTTAGAGAGTATGTTAGAACTAAACCTAAGTTTGATTCTAAGATCTTACCATTCAAAGAACTAAACGCAGAAGGAGGCATCGTTGGCTTACGTATTTGATCCGATAAATAACACGTTGATTGATGACGAAGACAAGAGTCTTGGTAATAAGTTTGCTGTATTAGATTCTGATCTTGAAAAAGTATTACGAGAACTCAACGAAAGATTTGGTCCAGGTACCATACAAGAAGGTACAGAAGGTATACCTACTCCACCTAAAACAATTGAAAGAGAGATGTTTAAAAATGCGTTTAAAGATAGTCTAGCTGATGGTGGTAGAATTGGTTTTGATAATGGCACACAAATACGTGGTGATAAAGGTTTATATCTTCCTATAAGTGATCCAAACAATCCACAACGCCCTAAATGGTTAAAGTATAAAGAACTTGTTGAGGAAGCAAATAATAATTTTAAATTTATTGATGCAAGAAAAAATGCAAATTTAAGAGAACAAGCAGGTCTTCCTAGAAGAGCAGATAAAAGAATTGATTCTAGATGGAAAGCAGAATTAGATATTCCAGAATTAGATAGTTTAGCAACCAAAGTAAAAAAATATGTGCAATTTATGCAGAGTGATCTTAATGCTCCTGCTTCAAAATTTTTTGATTTTAGAAAAAATATGGCTAAAGTTTTGGGAGTTGATCAAGCTCAATTAGGTCGAATATTAAAAGATATACCAGAGTATCAAGAGATAGTTCCTGTAATAAATAAACTGGGTATTCCTGCATCTAAGGTAAGATTATTAAAAAATAATAATACAATAGGAGATGTTTTTAACATGGTTGAAAACAGACCTATACCCACTGATTACAGAAACATAAGCCAATCTCCTGAAAAATTTATATTAGAATCTGTTGACAGGCACATTAAACAAGGCGGAAAAAAAATAGCTTATACAAAAAAACCAGGCACTTTAGATGCTACAGGTAAGTTAATAACAGACACAGATGCAGAGTTTATTTACAAAGGTAAAAAATATTCTTTCGATGATCTGAGCACTAAAGGCAGAAAACTAAAAGTTTTTGATGAAATTTATAAAATGTTTGATCTTAGAGATCAATTATTTAATACAGAAGTAATAGATCCTAGAACAAATAAAAAAATAAAATTTATAGATTTAGCAAAAGATGCATACAATGTAGGAGCGGGTTACAGTTATGTAAAACCTCCATATGAAATTGATCACGGCAAATCAGTTGTGAAAGAACCTTTTAAATTTATAAGAATTATACCTAGAAGAATTAATCAAGCTGCTGGAATAGTTGATGAAAAAATTTTACAAAAAACTTTTTTAACACCCAAAAAGAAAAAAATTTACACTAAAAAAAATGTTGAACAAATAAAAAAAACAATAGGATATAATTTTGATAAAACAATTGATCAACTTAAAAATGATGAATTAAAATTATTTAAACAAATTTTAGTTCCAAGTGATAGATATCCAGACGGTAGAAAATTACGTTCTCCAATAAAAATAGGAATGGAAAGTATTGGCACTTATTTAAATTCCAAAAAACAAATTTTAACCAATAAAATAAATTCTGGTATACCTATTGATGATATACTATCTACGATAGCAAACGATCTTAAAATACCTGTTGAACAAGTTAAAAATGTAGCTGGCAAAACTTTAAAAGTTTTGGGTAAAGCTACTGTTGCTGCAGAGCCTGTGTTTGCGGCGCTTGATGCAGGTGAAGCATTTAGAGAAGGACTATCTGGTAAACAAGCAACTAACTATGTTGTAAGAAGATTTATTGATGGTGTAGCTAACTTACCTGCACTAGCAAAAGGTGGTTTTGATTTTGCTGTAGACAAAGCAAGAGGAAAAGATGCAAAATTTGAAATGCCATACGAAGTTACTCTTGGAAAAGATTACAAAGATAGAGTTTTAGAACAAACTCCCGAAGAAGTTTTAGAAGCTAGAAAAGCACAATTAGAATTTGATCAGACTGTTCGACCAAATTTAAGCATGGTTGATGATATAGATATGCCTGCATCGAAAGCAGAGATAGAAGCAGCTAGAAATAAATTTATGGATGAGAAAGGTGTTGATCTTTCTGTGCTAGATAATCTTGAAGAGGACAAAACAGAACTATCTCCAATAATAAAATCTTTAGTCACACCAGATGAAACGTTACAAGATTTTATGGCACATGGTGGTCGTGCAGGATTTAGCAATGGTGGTGCAGCGGGAGCCGATGATAATTTTTTAAAAGAATTAGAGTTTTATTTTACAAACGAAGATGCAGAGTTACCAAAACTGCAAACTTACAAAGAAACTATGAACCCTGTCGAAGTATTAAATGACATCATTGATCCAAGAAATTATCCATACTACGCAGACGTGTTAGCTCGATCAGGTTTACGTATTGGAGAGTTTGCCGTAAGAGTTTTGCCAGCAACAGGAAAATTAGTGGCTGATGCAATACAGAAAGGTCCTTTTAAAATTACAGGTTCAAATAAAAATAATTACGTTCAAGACTACACAGATGTTGTTCCGTCTAACATTGAAGGCACAGGAATATTTTCAGAGTTTTTAAAAAATATAACACCGACAGCAACAGAAAAATTTGTTGGTCTTGATAAACTAATAGAAAAAGAAGAAGAAAAACAAATTGAAAGAGGATCAACTGCTGGTCCAAAAGTTTTTGCAGATACAGTTGGTCTAGGTGCCGAAGTTACTGCTCCAATATTTCCTGGTCTTAAATTGTTAAACTCATTTGCAAAAGCTAGAAATCTACCAAATGATAAAGCCACACAAAAAATATTAGAAGAAGAAGTTGATAAAGTTTTAAGTGACAGAGGTATGAGTCGAAGAGAATTTTTACAAATGACAGGTGCAAGCGCAACGGTTGTTATGGCTAAGATGCTTGGCCTTATGGACGTAGCACCAAAAGCGACAAAAGTTGTAAGAGCAGCACCTATTATGGATGATTCGGTTGAAGGTATGCCAGCGTGGTTTAAAGAGGCAGTATATGTTATTGAAAGAAAAGGTCTTTTAAAATCTAGAGGAGATATAAAAGGCATAGAGCCAGATTTTTTTGAAATAACTCTTAATACAAAATTAGGTCCAAAAAGAGTGTTAATGAGTAAAAATGATAGAACTGGTGAAATTACATTAGACTGGACAACAGATTATTATGATACAGAATTACCAGTCACTATAACTTATAAACCTGGTTTATCAGGAAAACAAAATTTCTTGTCTGATCCGGAGATTCCACGATCGGTAGAAAAATATGATGTAGAGGTTGAGGCGCCAGAGTTCGAGTATAAGACAGTTGATGTTGAAAGCATGGGACCTGAAGACACAAGTTTTGACTCTGCTATAAATTTAAACATTAAGGAAGAAGCAGACGCTGTGGTCGAGGCATTAGAGGATTTAGGATTAGGTCTAACTAAAAAACAAAAGAAAGATGCAGCAGAAAATTTTAGATATTATAACGATATAGAGTTAGATGAAGGCACAGGGCCTGGAACACAAAATCCTATAGATGAGAGTGATGCATATACATTTATAGACATGATAAAAAGAAACAGAGATAAATGATTAAAAAACTAACTAGAACAATACCACCTAAAAGAGGGCCTAACCCACAAGGGTTGAATGTTCCCTTAAAACAGGTTAAGATAATAAACCCGGAGAATATAAATGGCAGA